GTTATCTCAACATGGCAGTCACTAGTAAAATTAGGAAAAGATTGGTTCGACCAATTTGCAGTCGTACTTGGAGATGAAGCACATACGTTTCAATCTAAAAGTTTAACTACCATTATGGAAAAGTTAACAGACTGTGAATATCGTCATGGATTTACTGGTACACTGAAATCTGCTGAAAGTAAAACACACCGACTTGTATTAGAAGGTTGCTTTGGCGAAGTCAAACGATTTGTGAATACAAAAGAGCTTATGGATGCAGGAACAGTTGCAGACTTTAAAGTCAAAGCGATCGTGCTATCTCATAGCGTCGAAACACGTAAGAAGTTTAAAGATGCTCTCAAAAATTTAGATGGAACAAAGAAATGGCCAGCTGAACGAGAGTTTATTGTTAATAATGAAAAGAGAAATCTTTTTATACGAAATTTGCTATGGTCTCTAAAGGGGCAGAACAATCTAGTTCTGTTTGATTTAGTTGAAAAACATGGTAAGGTGCTTGAACCGATGCTTCGCAAGGAAGGTCGTGTACTCCATTTTATCTACGGTGGTACTAAAGGCACCGAACGTGAAGAAATTAGACACTTAATAGAAAATGACCCAGAGAAGCGACATGACATACTTGCTTCTTACGGAGTATTCTCTACAGGAGTTAATTTGAAAAGATTAGATAATGTGATATTTGCTACTGGCTCAAAGTCTGAAATTAAGGTGCTACAATCAATTGGTAGAACTTTGAGGAAAGCTGATGACTCGGAGCAAGCTACTCTGTATGATATAACGGACGACCTTTCGGTCGGCTCTTTCGAGAACTACACGTTGAAGCATTTTAAGAAGCGAATTGAAATCTACGGAGCAGAACAATTTGCGTACAAGATTTATACTATAGAGGTTTGATTAATACAACTACTATATACCTTAAAACTTGATAAGTTTATTATAACCTACTTCGTACCATTTGTCAACTGTTTTTTTCATTTATTTTCACAAGATAAAATAAGTGTTGACAAACCCTCAAAAATATGTTATAATAATACCTTTAAAGAATTAAGAAACATAAACTTATAGAGCTTGTACCTTTATAGCATAAACATTAAAAGGATTCAATAATGGCAAGAAAACGCAACTATGTGAACAATCCTGATTTGCTTGCAGCATTAGTAGCATACAGAACACTATGCAATGAAGCTGAAGACGCAGGAGAGAACAAACCACAAGTACCTGAATACATTGGAAAGTGCATTCTATTGATTGGCACAAGGCTAGCAACCAAACCAAACTTTTCAGGCTACTCATACAAAGAAGAAATGATATCAGACGGAATTGAGAATTGCTTACAGTACCTTCACAATTTTGACCCTGAGAAATCCCAAAATCCATTTGCGTATTTTACACAGATTATTTGGTTTGCATTTCTAAGACGAATACAAAAAGAGAAGAAGCAAACTTATATCAAGTTTAAAGCTTCACAAAACATGCTAACTCAAAGCATTCTTGCAGATACCGGTGAAGGCCCACTGATCACAATGAACGAGCCACCCGAGTATATAAGCAGATTTATAGATGACTTCGAAAAGAAATTTAAGAAGCAACCACCTGCGGCCGATACGCCACCTGCACCTGAGACAAAACCGGAAGAAAAGTAATGAAAAAGATTTTGATTTTTGGTCTGCCAGGATCTGGTAAGAGTTATCTTGCTGAACCATTAGCAGAAGAACTTGGAGGTGTTTGGATAAATGCTGACCAAGTACGAAAACAATATGATGACTGGGATTTTAGTGACGAAGGTCGTATGAGACAAGCATTAAGAATGAAGTTCTTATCAGAAGGCGTAGTCCGAGCTGGTAAGTTTGCTATTACAGACTTTGTTTGTCCGTTTGAGAAAGCTCGTGTTGATTTTGCACCAGACTATTCAGTTTGGATGGATACAATTAAGGAAGGTCGTTTCGAAGATACTAATAAGATCTTTGAGAAGCCAGAGTCAGTAGATCATATTGTGCACACATTCAGATCTGATGTACATGTTACTATGGCTCGAATCATTAAAGCCACGTTTAAGGTAGACTAATGACCGAGAAAGTAACAAAAGCTAGACACTTAGCGAAAGCGGTAACATGGAGATTTATCGCAAGTATTACAACAGCACTAATCGCGCTATATTTTGGATTACCAATGAAAGCAGTGGGTGCAGTATTCCTTGCCGATATTGCAATTAAATTTGTATTATACTACGGACACGAGAGACTCTGGTATAACTACATTAAATTTGGAGTAAAGGGAAATGATTAATCCAGAAGAACACTTTGATTATAAGAAGCCAACAGTTCAAATGTTAGGCAGATGGCAGCCTTGGCATGATGGCCACACAAAATTATTTAAAAAAGCCTTGACAATCACAGGACAAGTTGTTATAATGGTACGAGACGTATTTAAGTATGACGGTGATGCCGGAGCAGGACGTACAGCTGAACAGGCTGATAACCCGTTTGGTATGGTACAGGTTGTACATGATATTGAAATAGGTTTAAGAGAACATGGTTATGAAAATGGCCGTGAGTACTTAATTATAGAAGTGCCGAACATTGTTGACATCAGCTATGGCCGTGGAGTAGGTTACACATTTACTGAACATGACCTTGGCGAAGATATTCATAAGATATCTGCAACAGCTATTCGTGCACAAATGAGAGAAGAAGGTAAATTATGAAGTTAGTATACTACCCTGATCCTATTCTTAGCAAAGAGCTAAAGGATTTTGATTTTGAAGAGGTCAAGCAAATATTTGAAGACGCTGCAGATCTAAAATCACAAATGGTTGATGTGATGGTGAAGCGCAAAGGTATCGGCTTATCTGCATGTCAAGTTGGTTTAGACATGAGATGTTTTGTTATGGGAGAAACAAAGGAATCTGCTATTATGGTAATCAATCCTAAGGTTTTAGAGTTCGACGATACTACTGAACTTGAAGTTGAAGGTTGCTTAAGCTTCCCAGATGTATTCCTTAAAGTCAATCGACCAAAAACTGTTCAAGCAGAATGGTTAGATGAAAATGGCGAAAAACAAAGCGGACTACTTGAAGGTTATGGTGCTCGATGTTTTATGCATGAGTTAGATCATCTCAACGGTGTAGTATATAAAGACCATGTTTCAAGAATGAAATACGACCGCGCTCTTAAAAAGAAAGTAAAAATTACAAAAGAACGTAACAACATGATTACATATTTACAGCGGGTTGACAACCTTAATAAACTTAAAGCTGAACAAGCCAAAACAAACACGCCTGACTTAAGTACAAGCGAGGACTAATAATGAAAATTGCAATTGTCACCGATCTTCACTTCGGTGCTAGAGGAGATAGCCGTGTATTTCACGAAGTACAAAGAAAGTTTTTTGAAGAAGTATTCTTTCCTTATGTGGACGAACATAATATTACAACAGTATTCGATCTTGGCGATACCTTTGATCGTAGAAAGTATATCAACTATGTAACCTTACAGCGTTGCAGAAGTTTCTTTTTCCAGCACTTAGCAGACCGTGATATAGACTTTCATTGTTTAATTGGTAATCATGATATCTACTATACGAATACCAACGAAGTTAATAGCATGAATCTATTAACAAATGACTTCAAACAATTTAATCTGTATGAAGATAAAGCAGAACATCTTACACTTGGAAATACTACTTTCCTAATGCTTCCTTGGCTCAATAAAGAGAATGCAGAATATAACCATAAGATGTTAGCCGAAAGTACAGCCGATGTTGTAATGGGCCATCTTGAAGTGAAAGGCTTTGAGATGCTTAAAGGAGTTCCATGTACACACGGCACTGATATGAACGTGTTTACTAATTTTGAAAACGTTTACTCTGGTCATTTCCACCACCCATCTAGGTATGGAAACATCGAATACCTTGGTACGCCTTACGAAATGACTTGGTCTGATTATAACGGTAGCCGTGGCTTCCATGTATTTGATACTGAAGATCGAAGTATGATTAAAATAGAAAATCCTAACCGTGTCTTTTACAAAATAGATTATGATGATTCTGATTGGACAGTTGATGATGTTGCTAACTACGACGTTGATCGTTTCAAAGATACTTTTGTAAAGGTTATTGTTAAAAACCGTACCAACGCTTATTTGTATGATCTCTTTATGAATCGTATGAGTGAATGCGGTGCAGTCGATGTGAAAGCAATCGACGATAGTCTAAATTTAGAAAGTGCTGGTGTTGATGAAATATTAGATGAAACAAAAGACACTGGTGAAATATTGCATCAGTACATCGATAGTATCGAGACACAAGTTGACAAAGGACGAGTCAAGCAAGTAATTGATGACTTATATCATGAGGCCCTTAATTTATAATGAGAATTACATTCAAAAAGATAAAGTATAAGAATATTTTATCAACAGGTAACACATTTACAACCATCGATTTCGATACAAAACCGACCACTCTTGTTAGTGGCGCTAACGGCGCAGGTAAAAGCACACTGCTTGATGCTGTTGTATATGGCTTATACGACCGAGCTTTCCGAAAAGTCAATAAAGTACAGTTGATTAATACGATCAACGCCAAAGAGCTATTGGTAGAGTTATACTTCTCTGCAGGTGGCAAGAACTATATGATCAGACGAGGCATGAGACCAGCTGTATTTGAAATATGGCAAGACGGCGCAATGATTAACCAAGACGCTGCTAAGAAAGATTATCAAACTTATCTTGAGCAATCTATCCTTGGTATCAATTATAGATCATTCAATCAAATTGTTGTATTAGGTTCAGCTACGTATATTCCTTTTATGGAACTAAATGCAGGCCAGCGTCGTATTATTATTGAAGATTTACTTGATATCCAAGTCTTTAGTACGATGGGAGTACTTGCTAAAAATACAATGAGTGAAAATAAAGATGAGATCAATGAAAACTCTTATCAGATTGAGCTTAACGACACAAAGATCGAAAGTGCTAAAGAGCACGACGAAGAGATTCGTAAGATTAAAACTATCGAAGTGAATAAGATCAAAGAGAAAATGGGTGGTGAGATTGATACTGTTGAAGCCAAGAATGATCTCATTGATGCACAAGACGAGATACTTAAAGTATTATATGACGACATCTCAGATAAACCTGATGAGAAAAAGAAATTCCAAACTGCTACAGAAAAACGTGCCGAACTAGAGCGCAACCGTATT